GCCCCACCCGGATAGAAACTGCCCCCGCCTACAGATGGGCCTTGTTGTGAACCACTGTTGCCCGTGTTGATAGTGGCGAAACCACCGCCACCCGCGCCGCTCCCCTTGCCTCCTGGTGCTGCCAGCGTTCCGAATGTCGTGTTACCGCCGTCACCACCCGGCCCGAATGCCCCGGTATTGCCATTCCCGCCTGCGCCAATAGAGACAGACACCGTTCCGCCAGCAGGGACTGCGACAGGATGGAACATATAGGCTCCGCCGCCGCCGCCACCATTACCGCCATCACCACCGACTCCGCCACCGCCACCGCCTCCAACAAGGGTGACAAAGACCACATGAACATCTGACGGAACATTCCAGGTGCCGCTTGACAGCACTTCGGATTTCCACGGCAGACCGCCGCCCACCAAGGCCGATAAATTAGCCATCAGATATACCACCCATCAGTTGTATCATAGACAAGGTTCAGTTCAACGTGGGGAAGGTCGATAACCAAAGTCGTCCCACCCGACTGGCCTGCAATGACATTGCTCCCTTGCGGGTTCAGGGTGACGGTGTAGGTAGGAGATGTACTTGCTTCTGTTTTCACTTTAATATTCATTCCTCCAGTAGGAGATGCAGGGAGTGCTATAGTAAAAGCCCCACCACCTGGGTCACACAGCAACTGGTCTCCATCAACAGCAGTATATGCCCCTGTCTTTCTGGTCCAAGAACCTCCACTAGAAGCGTCTACATACGCTTTAATGGACTCACTGCTAGCTACAGACGTTGCTGATGCTGTAGCCATTGTATCATCATCTATGAAAGCTGTCAGACCATCAAGATGATTTAACTCAGCAGCAGTTACAGTGAGTCCTAGATTGGATAGGGCAGTAGCTGCATCAGAAGCTCCAGTACCACCGTTGGCTACAGCCAGATCAGTACCAGACCAATTCCCGTTGTTAACTGTTACATCTGCCGGGAGAGCACCAGCACCTATATCCCCCACCTGAATAGCATCATCTGGGAGGGAGATGGAAGTATTTATGGTGAGAGCATCAATTGAAGCAGTGTCAATATTAGCAGTGCCATCAATATATAAATCCTTGAACTCTTTGCTAGCACTGCCCAAATCAATATCATTGTCAGTAGTAGGCTCAATCACTCCATCCTTAACTATGAACTGCTCTACAGACGCAGAAGATACGTTAATACAGAACTCCAGTTCATTGTTACCAGAGTCTACATTGATTTTGTTATAGAAGCTACTATCACCAATCTTCCCTACTGGTTGCCCCTCTCCAGCAGATCCATCATGAGTGTGCCCAGATGATTCATCAAAGGCTGTATCAATAGCTGCATACTCAGTATTGAAGTCTGAGGCATTGATAGTTTCCCCACTACTCTTGTTGTAGGTTCTCTCATAGCCAGCCATTATTGAATCCCACCCTCATAGTATAACACCAAATAGCTTTGTATTGAAAAAGGGGCATCCCCTAAATTATAGAACATAAACTTATTACTATACCCAGCCCCGTTGACCAGGATACGTCTTTCTAAATCTGTAACTCCAGCGTAGGTTGCTGTGTTATATATAGCAGTGCCGTACAAGGATAGACCAGTAGAAGCATCCACTGTAAAATCTAGTGGTTGGTGTGTGCTAGCCGTATCCTCAAAGTTGTAGCGGAGACGTAGTTTCAGATTCTCAACAACACCCTCAACCTCAGCAGATAGTTTGAGCCAATGCGGTGTTTTCCTAACCGCTAAACTACCGTAGTTGATCTCTGGACTTTGGTAAGTAGACGTGATTGCGATTCCATTGAAGTCATCTCCAGTATCATGATTATATACATATCCATCATATCCACCATGATACACCTTCTCCAAACTACTATTGATAGTAGAGGAACAACACGACAGGGGGATACCCTCCACCTCACTCCACTCCCACCTAACCCCCTGTGGAGATAACTTATATGTCCCTATAATCCCCTTCTGTGCATCGTCGGAGTATCCACTATTAGTATAGTACAAGCGGTATTGATTCTTCTCCCTAATCACGCAGGACGATATATAGTAGCTATTGATTGAAGAAACTAATGCTTCTACCAATGGATCAATCTCTCTTGATATTGCACTAAGCTCCACATCGTCTATCTGAGCAGTACCTTGCAGGGTGCGTATTCCATCGACGGAGAGGAATACTAGATCACCACCAACTTCCTGCATGGAGAAACCATCTATACATCCCACATTAGAAGCTATACTTTGCACTGATGGAGTGCTATTGATACCAACTAACTCAGCTATAGACTTCTGTCCAAAGACAAATAACCGATCTTTCCAATGCTTAATTGCTTTGATCTTATCAGTAAACTTATTACTACCTGAGTTGCCGCCAGTAAAAGTGACTGGATCAAATACATCACTCCAATATACAGTCTCCTTATTAGTGCTATCCCCACCTAGGAGGACATGATCCTTATAAACTTCTACCCACTGTGGAGCAGATGGAGCACCATATGTTGCATTGTCTATCTCTCGATAGTAGTAGAGGCGACTGCCCCCAGTTCCAGTGATCTTGAGATAGGCCATCTCATTAACACCATCACAAAGCAGTAATTCTCCATACTCCGTATTCCCTTCATACACTGCCGCCTGCATTCTGCCCTGAGTAGCTCTAGGCAGCTCTGTATAAAGGGAGGGATCAGCTCTACCACTTCCACTGTTCCACGTATCTGTATTTACCTGTACCCACGTTGTTCCGTCTGTGGAGAAGTACACCCCGTCATTAACACAAGCAACTACACCATCTGCGTAGGAAACAATACCTAATATTTCATTACTACTATCAGGTTGAGCAGTGCCAAACTTCGTGTAGCCATTTATACGCCTATACCCACCATTCTGAGAAGACTCAAAGTTCTTGAGAATCGTAGCATATCCAGGCTGCTCAAACAGCTCGGCAGTAGTGGCTACTAGGTTTAAGCCACCTGCACAAGAGATCTGCAATGCTTGAGGTTGTCCCACTTCCCTTAAAAACTCTTTTGATAAAGTCTATTACTACCAAAACTCTCAGTCTGGTAGTGTGTATCAAATTCAATCACCCGTGCAGATGCACCGTAGGTATCTTCACTAACATCCCTAGTCAACCGATATAGGAGACAATGACTAATCTTATACCCCTCCATGTCAATCTCATCAAAACCAGTGATTAAGTGCTCATTTGCCGTATTATTGTCTGGAGTACCAGTAGCAGTGGTAGTATATGTCCCTAAATCTGTCCAACTACCATCCAACACACCACCTATGGGCCAATGCTTAACCTCTAACTTCCATGCTACAGTACCACTAGCTGATGTAGTTTTACACCAGTGTAGGTGTGGAGATAGTTCACTCCCCTCCTTCCACGCATGTGGTATCTGCTGCAAGATCATGACCACGTTATCCTGATTGGAGGCAAAATCTAGTAAACCTGTAGTCTGATCTCTAGATGGATCTGATGCCCCTCCTGGGGGATTAACTGCCGTGGCAGGACTCCTCATGTCATCCCAACCTGGAAATCGGGTTACGAGGAACTCAGAATATCCAATCCCTCTAGACATCAGATATTCCTTATAGTACCAGCTCTAAACTCCCTCTTAGCCTTATCATCTATAAGCTGTTCACGCATCCTACGATTTCCCTTCTTCCAATCTTCCTGAGCAAGCAAACTCCTATCTTTATTCTCCTTAAATGCCCATGCATAATATCGTACACGGGGGATCAATACACTCTGAACATATTGCTCTTGAAATGGAAATGTATCATTGTAATTAACTACAGGAGACATCTGGTTCCATGCATAAAAATAAACCCTATACACCTTATCAGGGATAGGGGAGAGTCCAAAATATCTTCCATCAGGGTTTCGTATTACTCTCTGAGGCTGTCCTCTTGTTTGATCCTCAGCCTCATCTTTAGCTTCTGTACTTGCATAATGCATCTTCCACTTCTCAAGCGATACAGGAGCTAAACTATCTACAGTATATGGGGATACTTCCCCATCAACACCCTCAGTAGTAAGAGTAAACTTTTCCCAATCAACATACCCGTAATCGTCATCAACGCCAGTGGAAGCACTATTAAGTAGATACCACCTAGTTCCAGCAACTGTTTCAATGTATGTATTCCCCAAGTAGGGATCAGTGGATGTAGAAACAGCTAGAAAGGGCCACTGATAGTGCTCTTGATTTATATCATATAGAGCCCGATTGACAGCATTTTTAATAAATTCTTGGATGTTTACAGCATTGGAAAAAGTGGACGAAGTAAGTTTCACCTCGTTTAATTCAACAAGGATATTATTTACAACATCCATATAGGTTGATGTACTCATTTTTCCTCAGCTGGAAACAAAACTTCTTGCAGTTGTGCAACAATAACATCATCAAGACTATTATCAGTTCGCTTTGCAAGTTCGACAGCGAGAGTAAGAAGAAGTTTCTTAGCTGCCAATGTAGAGAGAACAGAAAGTAACCAAGAGTACATTTCTAAACTCCTAAGGCGGGTGGAGGGGGTTGCCCCCCTCCGGTTACACGTTAGTCAATCGTGTAGTAAGCGACAACAGCGGCGTTGTCTCGAAGCATCTTACGGCCATACGCATGAAGACCACGAACGATGTCGCGGAAAGTAGCGGTGGAACGAAGAGTTTCGATGGTCATGAGTTGCTCAGCAGAAGCACAAGCACTCATGTGACCGGCCATACACACACCACCAGCATAAGTGGTAGTGGGCAGGTTGTTGGAAACGTACATGGAGAAACCACGCACCTTACCATCCTGCACCAGACCGTTGCGGAGGCTACCCATACCCGCATTGTAGTCAGTGGTCATGAGCTTGGAGCTAGTAGAAGCCAAAACTTCATACCAGTCGGGAGAAGCTACAAACCAACGACCTTCAGAGGGTACATTCTGCTGGTCAAGCAGACGAGCCATACGAGCCATGACAGTCAGAGGATCGTATTCGGCACTACCAAAGCCGACATCAATCGCACCAGTGATGGACTCAAGAGCCGTACCAGTACCAGTCGGACCTGCGGGGGAAGCATCAGCACCCAGAATATGATCGGGTGAAGAAGCAGACACTGCCCCAATCATGTAGTCCAGCACCTCTGCATCCATCGCATTCTTCAGCTGATAACCAGCATTGTCAGCAGCGATTTCCTGCCAGTTCACATGAGAGAACTTCTTCTCCAGGTCATCTTCCTCAAACTGGAAGTAGTTAGCCTGATCAACCACCAGCTGAAGCTCCTGGTCAGTCAGATCAGTCGAAGACAGAGAAGTAGTACCGCGCAGATACTGACTCACGGAAATCGTGGGCTCTTTGATGATGTTTACCGTATCACCAAAAGAGGCAATCTCACCCATATAGTCGGTGTTAGTG